CCCGGATCTGATAGAAGTCCTCACCATATGTGGCAATAATGGCAGCAATCGATTCAGGATTCATGACCACGCCTACAATGACATCAGATGCTACTAGCTCCTTGGTCTTCTTGGCAGTCAGGCCGTCTCCAGTTGCCACGAGCCACGTCTGTGCCATGCTCTCCGGCTTGAAGCCAGGTATCTTGGTATAGCCGCCGAGTGGCAAGTCGTGACCAGGACCCGAGTAGTGGCATAGCCCATCGAGCCAATTATCTCCCTTCCCAGCTTCTTCGATGATGTTTTTATAGCCGCACACTGGACAGGTCCAGTTATCGGCTTCAGATGGAGGCGCGGTTAGCTTGTAGCCGCAACCTTTGCAAATTTCTTCTGGCATGTTTACACCTATTATAACTTGCTTATAATCTTTGCAAATGAATGCTTTGCTTCTTATGATTGGATTGTCATCGAAATGAAAAAATTGAATGATCTCTAAGATGTCGGTGGCTTTGAGATCGGAAAGCATGGGGAGGCCTCTAATTTGCCAAATATGAATAGAACTCAGTCACGCCGCCGAGGTCGGGATTGTCCTCGGCCTTTCGAATGGTGTAATCTCGCAGTGGCCGCCGTACAATATCGCCGATATTCAGGGCAGTTGTCGTCAGGATCAGCGTATCGGTTTTGGTCCAAACGCCTTGCGGATCGTAATAACCCGAATCATATCTCTCTGTCCGAGTCGCGATGGTGGTCAAGGTTTCATCTTTGATATCGGCTCCGCCAGAATCTATGCATGTGATCAAGATCATGCAATTTAGACCGCTTGTGGTGATTGTGGGCAGGGCGGTTAGCAATGTCGTACTAACTTTTGTAGTTGCGGTCACGAACGTGATCGTTTCGGAATTTATGGTCATGCTGCCCGCGCAATCCGCACCGGACACGTTTATTTTCAGCCGAAAGGATATACTCGGCTTGGTGCCAGTAAGCGTTAGCGTACTTGCAGACGGGCCACTAAAGAGAAGGTGATTAGACAAAGCGACATTTGACGCCGCTTGATTCAGGTAATCTTCGATCATGGGATGGATCGCACTGCTCCAGCTATATATTGCTTCATGAGATCATACGCCTCTTGGCTATGCAGCCCCTTCCATTTGGATGATGTGCCACGAGTCCCATAGCTTTCGGATAATTTGCCAACGGAGAAACTCTTTACCCCTTGATCCTGAAGCTTCCGGCGCTTCTGATCACCAGGCGAGGAGACATAGAAATCGTATAATCCTAACGCTTCTTCGCAACAGGCATCTTCAACTTCAGGCGGCACAATCGCAGTACTATTGTCATCATCCCATGAAACCACGCGTTCATTAATCACCCGAGGGAACTGCAATTCCTGTTCATCAGTCGCGGGTGAAGTTCTATCAATATAATAATATGTAGATCCTTTTAGAGGCAGAGCGTCTATGATTTTTGTACTCCTTTTCAAGTACCAAGCCTTCTGGTCTGTGGTTAATGCCAAAAACGCGATGGCAGAGGGGCGAGGATCGTCGTCGAAATACGCATCTGCCAACTCGGTGGTGGTTATATATGATGATGAAACGGTATGATCTGCCATTCGTGAAGCTCCTCGCTGATATTTATTTCAGGATTTGCTGCCCAATAGTTAATCAATAGATTGAACCAGCGCCACCTATCCTTATTGCTTTTAGCATGATGCCGAATACACAATGGCACGAACGCCCATTCTTTGCCGTTACATATACTATTTTTGTTATAATCTATATGGTGGACATGGTGTTTTCTAACATCCTCGGTTCCGCCGCATATGAAACACCTGTGATTAAACTTTCCCCTTATTTTTTCTTTGAACTCGCGATTAAATTTAAAGCAATATGGTTCAAAGGAGGTCCCTCCACGCCACTGGGGATTATCTGAACCTCGCCTGCCATACATCGGGTTCGCATTTCCCACTCTATGAGACCCATACATTGGATTTTTATCGCCTTTCCAACGTTCTGAATGCAATTTCCGGACATGTTCAGATACATGTCCTTTGCGCGCCCCGTGTATCGGTTTTATTCCCAACTTTCTAATTCTTCTTTGAATACAATCCGGGCCACAGTTGACTTGCGCTGCTATTTCAAACGTAGTTTCGTGCAAGTCTTCATAATGATAATGCAGCCAATCGGGCGAGATCTGGATTCGATCTTTCGGTGGGCGGGTTTCTTTCAACGATCTCTTTTGTTCGTCGGTCCATTTTTGTCCACGCCGCCGTCCACATGGGCGCAAATTTATATTATTTTTCTTTAGCCAATATGAAATCGTAGATGCGTCGCAATCAGCCTCTTTAGCCATTTCACTCGTGGAGCGCGTCAAGATCACGTAATTATTATATAGCCATGTTTTATCTTGGTAAATGGGCAAGTTTGTCGTCTCCTATCACGATTCCTAGAAAGTTTGATATTGCCGGGCGGTCTAGGAAAACCGCTTTTCGGTAGCGAACCTAGGCAATAGACAATGATTGCTTTGAAACTATTTAAATATATCGTGTCGCCTGATGCGCATAATTACTGATTATAATCACCTAAAAATAATTTAGAGGCCCGCGGGAGCCTCTTTCTTGGGTTTCTTTGGCTTTTCGGCCATGCTCTGTTCGACCGCGAGTTTTGCAAGAGCATCGGGCAGGCCAATTTCGGTTCCGGCGGGAATCAGTACATTGCCTAAGCGGGCCGGACGCTTCATCTTGACTATTTCCATGCCTAGACCCTCTTCAGGTGAATGGTCACAACTCCGCCGGCAAAGGTCGTCATGGTGCCATTGAAATCCAGACAGATTCTATTTCCATCTGCCAGATTCAGCGCGCCCGTGGCCGCATTAAGCGTTGGAGTAGCGACGGTGTTGATGGTCGAATTCAGCCACATCGTTGTATTGTGCAGATGAGCTCCCGCGTTGGGGGCCTGAGTGCCCGTGCATTTATTGATGCTCAGGTTTCCGGTGTTTGGATAGGCAGTATTCTGCGCCACTGTATGAACTTCTTCGATCTTGGTAATCTGCCAAGCATCGTCTGCAATAAACGCGGTCTGATCAACTTCGGAGGCCCCTATTGGAATGGTGAGAACCATTTCCTGCGGGACGATCACGCCACCAACGGTCAGTTTATCCGCGGTTGTGATGGCCCATGACTTGGTACTCGCCACCGTTCCATTTCCATTGACGGAATAGGCACCCGTTGGCCCGGAGAATATGCCGGTCGCATTGCTGAAATCTATGAACCCAGCACCCGCCGTGCTATAGAATCCATGTCCAGCAGCAAGCCGGAAATTCCCATCATAGACCCCGCCATTCACCGTGCCGCCAGTTGCTGTGACGACTCCAGCCACGCTTACGCTGCCTGTGAATGTGCCATCTGCCGCATTTACATCCCCGGTCGTGTTGTAATCCGCACTTCTGGGATACCAAGTACTCTGAGCCCCTGCCATGCCGATGAGCAGCATGATCAAAAAGATAGAAAGATATTTCATCTCTCCACCTCACGGCACCAGAATAGAGAATGGATACCTGCTCGCATCAGTCGTCTGTATCTGGTTCTCCGGGTTCGGCAAGGCCCATCCAAGGCGACATGTAACTCTCATGGCAAGCATATCCTGCTGGAGCAGGTTAAAGACCACAGTACCGGAATCATTTGTGATGACACCGGTGTCAAAGATCTTGTAGGTGATATCCTGCCGCCACGCATAGACGGCCTTCTGCCAGTCGCCTGCAATAAGCAGAGCGGCAGTTGAATCGAGTGCTCCATTCTTCGGGAATGCGACTGGCACGCCCGCCAGGGAGTACTTGGTGGGAGAGGTCATATCGGGCTGGAAGATGAACTGCCCGTTTGCGTCTCTCAGGCCCCGGAGAGCAGCCTTCTGGGAGAGTGCGCCAACCACGCCATTCACATCATATCCATCCACCTCGACCAGATTGAACAGGCCGCCCTCGGCGAGGATTGCGTCCGCAAGATCGGTGAACGTCTTCCCAGATCCCACGGAAGCAGACTTATCAATTGCCTGTGACTTGCTGGTAGCATCGGTCACGATGCCGTTTGGCCACGACGTGGGCTTGTTGGTGCCGTGAATGATTGCCGCATCAATGGCTTTAGCAATAGCCTCTGCGAGCCTGGGCGCGGTTTCGCCCCATATGTCATAGCCTCCGCCAGCCGCATCGTCTATGACAGCCGCTGGGATGGGCACAATAACCGCAAGTTCCTCGGCGGTGATGGTGCTATATGTCCAGTTCTGCTTTGTGGTCTTCTTCAGGCCCTCGGAATAGGATGAGCCGGCGCCATCTCCAGATTCGGAAGACAGGAAATACGCAGACGGATACAGGCTCATGACAGGGAGCTGCCTGATCTTGGTAGGCATATCGTTAAGCCTGGTCATCCTGGGAAGCGTAAAGCTGCCCTCAATTGCCGTCTGAATGATCTCCTTTGCATACTCGGTGGGAATTAGGTTACTAACCCCACTTCTCGTAATTATATTATCATAGTCAGTCATGTGAAAGTGCCTCGCTTATCGGCCACCTCGCCCTGCCGCCTGCAAAATTTGGGCATTCATGAAGGCGTGCTTATCTGTCGCTTCGTTGCTGCCCGCCGGCGTGGGGTTGCCGATTGATTGCTTCTTGCCTAACTTGGCTCCAAAATCAGTCGCAATGGACTCGATGCTCTTGGTAATAGACTCTTCGTCCTTGCCGGTCACATACTTCATCAGGTGGCTTGGGAGCCCTTGGCCATCTTTGGTCCGGAAGTCGCTGAATAGCTTGGTTCGCAGTTCGACCGCGCCCAACTTCTCGACCTTCTTGCTTAGTGCTTCCTTCTCCTTTATGGCCTCATCGCGTTCCTGCTGGAACCTTTGCGATTCGGTGAGCTTGGACTTCTCGATGTCCTTGAGCTTGGTTTTCAGCTCATCATAGTCCTTGTATCGCTCCCTTTCACGCTGCCTTTCAGCGGCAAGGAGCTTACCGAGCTTTTTCTGTTGCTCGGGAGTAAATTCGACATCAGATTCATTCGGCTCTGACGGGTTCGCCGCAGCCTCAGTGGGATTTGCTGGCGGCTGAGTCCCGCCATTAAGCTCTTGTTCTGTCATGGACATTCACCCAACTTTTACGCAAGTTAGCAGCGAGATGCATCGATAACGGACGATGCAATGACCGAGTTATATAGACTAATCATTATTGGAAAAATATTATTTGGGCTTAGGCTTCCTGCCTTTGCCCTTTGGTTTACATGCCATTAGATCATCCCGCCCTGCAACGATAACTCATTCCTAATCTGGTCTTGGTCCGCATCTGCCTGTTCTGCCGTCCATCCATACCGTCTCATAGCCGCGGCCTTCTTGCTTGATATGCCGGAAGTCACATCATTCATTTCTATTTGGGACTGTTGGTAATCGTCGTTGGGGAGCCCATCGCGCCAATTGATGCTTATTTCTTGCGGAGTGATCGCGATGCCTTTCATGGTTGCCAGCAGCCAAATGAGCTTTTTGAGAGCGGGATCAATGTTTAGGCGAAGGCGTTCGACTCGCTTGAGCGGGGCCATCATGCGAAGGCGAAGGGAGGTGCCGGATTCGGCAGTGCCGCTTATGGATTGCCCAAATGCTTGCGGGCAAGTCTCGGATAGAGCGTACAATTGATCCATCAGAAAAGCAAGCTCTTGGAAGCTGGCGGTTAGCTGTCCATCCCAGGTGATGTACTGAGGCGGGTTTTGCCCTTCTTCCATTGGGAAGACTCGCAGATTACTGTCATAGTGCATTTCGCCGGTTTCAGGATCTTTTGAAACTGAGTCCGCTGGTACCGAAAACGCGGGCTCTGAATGGCTATCCA